GCTCGGCTTTCGCTCACTCGAAGCCGCAAGGCGTTTGATCGAAGGCGGGTACGTGAAGCCGTCATATGGGCGCAAACGACATTTGAGAGCGATCTGGTTGCGGCAGGAAGACGGAAGCAGCCCGGTACCCACACACGCCCCGTCTGGGACGCGGTACAGTTTCCCGGAGAACCTCGATAGCGGCCGCCATTGCTGGAAGTTGCGGCGTCTTGATCGACGCGATGATGATGGCACGCCCGTCAGCACGCGCGGCGTCTTCCTTCAGGTGATTGCGGACTGCTTGGTCGTATGAAGAGCCAGCGACGACAGGTCGGCGGGCGCTACTTGGCACGCGCTCGTGGCGCGTTCTGTGGCGGGCGGGGGCGCCTGAGGCGGCGGGTCGGCCTACCAGCCAACCCGGAGCCAGACGGGGCAACACGGGGCACGGGGGCGCGAAACGGGTGGCCTCTCCTGCAATGGCGGCGGGCTATTCCAGGGACCTGACTCTGACCGGCGCCGGCCGCGGGTGGATTTGGTGCGCAGGTTGCCTAGTTAGAGGTGCCAAAAGTGCCTTTACTTCAGCCCTTTACTTCGCTTTACTTCAGCCCCAAGTCGCAGACTCAAAGGTAGATGCGTGACCACCCCGGAAATAACCGCAGCGCTTGGAATTTCGAAGGCGCGGCTTAACGAACTTGCCCGCCAGGGCCGGATTCCGAGGGGCGCCAAGCGTGGGGATTGGGATCTGGCCGCCGTGCGCGCGGCGCTGGGCCGGAACATCGATGCGTTGCACAAGGAACGGCAAGCAGCCGCCGCGGCGCCCACGCCGATCCGCCCCGCCGCTCGCGCGTTCGATCAGCCGCCGCCTCCGGCGATGGACGTTCCGCGCGGGTCGCTGGCCGCCGCCCAACTGGTCAAGGCGCAGGCCGACGCCAAGCGGGCGGCGCTCGAAGTGCGCCGGCTGGAGAAGCGGCTCCTGGATTCGGATGAAGTCTCCGGTGCATGGAGCGGCATGATCGTTGCCGCCAAGGCGAAGCTCCTGGTGCTGGGCGACGAGTTGGCCGACCGCCTGGCCGCGGAGTCCAACCCGGTTGCCTGCCGGGAAATGGTGGACAGGAAGATTCACGAGGCGCTCTCGGACCTCGCGGAGTATCCGGATGCTGCATGACACGCGCACAGCAGGTGCTTTCGGAATGCGCCCGGCTCTGGGCGCCACCGCCCAAGCAGAGCCTTTCAGATTGGGCAGAGGAACACTTCATCCTCAGTTCGGAGTACTCGGCCTCCAGCGGTAGGCTGCAACTCTATCGCTTCCAACGCGGGATTCTCGATGCGTTTACCGACCCGCACACCCGGGGAATTGTGGTAATGACCGCAACCCAACTCATCAAGACGCTGCTCCAGCAGGTCGCCATCGCGTATGTGATCGCGCGTGCGCCCGGCCCGATCCTGGCGGCGCAGCCGACCGAGACGGACGCGGAGACGTTCAGCAAAGAGCGTCTGTCGCCGATGATCCGCGACATGGAATGTCTGCGGACGCGCGTGGCGCCGGAGAAGCGGACCAGCAAGAGCAACACCACCCTCCACAAGGTGTTCCCTGGCGGCTCGTTGTCGCTGATCGGCGCGCAGACCTCGGGCAACTTCGCCAGGCGCGCCATCCGTTACTTCTTCGCCGACGAGCTGGACAAGTGGCCGGTGGCCGTCGGGAGAGAGGGCGACGGGTTCAGCCTCGGCGTGAAGCGCACGGCCACGTTCCGAAGCCTGGCGAAGATCATCCAGACGTGCTCGCCGACCATCGAGGGATCGTCACAGATCGCCGCGGCCTATGCGGACAGCGATCAGCGGAAGTTCTATGTCCCGTGCCCGCGCTGCGGCGAGGCCCAGGTGCTCTGCTGGGCGCAGGTGCGGTGGGACCCCGCGTCGCCGGCTGCCACGGCGCATTACGAATGCGCGACGTGCGCAGCGCACTGGTCGGACGTTGACCGGTGGAACGCCTGTGAGCGTGGCGAGTGGCGCGCCGGACTCCCGTTCGCCGGCACCGCCGGCTTCTGGATTTCGGAGCTCTATTCGCCGTGGAAGCGGCTGGGCGACATCGTGGTGGATTTCCTTTCCAAGAAAGACAACCCGGTGGAGTACCAGACCTTCGTGAACACGACGCTGGCCGAAACGTGGAAGCAACAGGGCGAGGCGCCCGACCATGAGAAGCTTATGGCCCGACGCGAAGAGTGTTACCGCCTCGGGCAGGTGCCCGATGGTGTGACCTTCCTGACGTGCGGCGCGGACGTCCAGAAGACCTGGATTGAGGGCTACGTCTGGGGATGGAGTCGTGGGAAGCAGCGATGGCTGATCGACCGCTGGCGCGTCGAGGGCGATCCGTACAACTCGACCGTCTGGCCGCAGGTCACCGAGCGATTGAACTCGATGTACCGGTCGGCCGGAGGGATCGACATGCCCATCGTGATGCTGGCCATCGACAGCGGCCATGCCACCCAGGAGGTATACGCCTGGTGTCGCCAGCAGGGATCAGGCCGCGTGATGGCGGTGGACGGTCGTCACAATGGTCCGTCTCTGCTCATGACGCCGACGCAGGTGGACGTCACGGTGCGGGGCAAGAAGATCAAGCACGGCGCGAAGTTGTGGCCGGTCAACGTGTCGATGGCGAAGTCGGAACTCTACGGGCAACTCCAGATGGATCGTCCGGAGGAGGGCGAACCGTATCCGGCTGGCTGGGTGCATTTCCCTTCCGACATCGACGAGGAGTTCTTTAAGCAGCTCACCGCGGAGCAGTTGACGGCACACGTCGTCAAAGGCTACCGGAGGTTCGAGTGGGTGAAGATGCGCGAGCGCAACGAGGCGTTGGACTGCGCGAACTACGCGAGGGCCGCGGCGTGCGCCTGCGGGATTGATCGCTTCGGTGCCAATCGCTGGCTCCAGCTCGAGGCGAACGTCCGGGCAACCAGCGGCGCGCCGCCGCCACCGCCACGGGCGCCGGTTGTGCAGCCACCGCCAGAAGAGCAGGCACCGCCCCCGCAACCGCAGGTGGCGGCACGGCAACAGGAGCGATACGTCGGACGGTTCAACGTGTCGAACTGGCTGAGCAGATGAGCGCCACCACCACAGCCCCGACCATGGTGCGCCAGATCGAGATCTGGCCGACCACCAAGCTGCACGCCTATGCCCGCAATGCGCGCACGCACTCGCCAGAGCAGGTGGCGCAGATCGCGGCCAGCATCCTGGAGTTCGGGTTCGTGAATCCGGTGCTGGTGGACGCGAGCGGCGGCATCGTCGCCGGCCACGGTCGCATCCTGGCGGCGCACCAGTTGGGCTGGGCCGAGGTCCCGGTGATCATCCTGGACCACCTGACCGAGATCCAACGGCGCGCGTACATTATCGCGGACAATAAGCTGGCGCTCAACGCCGGCTGGAACCTGGAGTTGCTGGCGCAGGAAGTGCGCGCGCTCGAGCAGGACGACTTCGACATCGACCTGATTGGGTTCTCGGAAGCCGAGATGTCGGAACTGCTGGCCACCGGCGAGGATGCGGCGCCGGAGACTGAAGTCCAGGAAGCAATTCCTGAGGCGCCGGCCAACCCGGTGACGCGGCCTGGCGACGTCTGGGTGATCGGTCCGCACCGCCTGGTGTGCGGCGATTGCCGCATCGCGAATGCGCTGCGCCTGTTATTCCCTGCCCAGGCGCGTGCCAACGTGGTGATCACCTCGCCGCCGTATGCCACGCAGCGTGGGTACGATCCATCGAGCGGCTTCAAGCCGGTGCCGCCCGAGGAGTACGTGGAGTGGTTCCGTGCCGTGGCTGCGGGCGTCGAGTCGGTGCTGGTGCCCGATGGCAGCTACTTCTTGAACATCCAGGCGCACGCCGACGACGGCGAGCGGAACCTGTACGTCGTCGACCTTCTACTTGCGCATAAGCGGCAGTGGGGCTGGCGGTTCGTTGACGAACTTATCTGGTACAAAACCGATCAAGGGGTTCCGGGCGGCTGGAACAACCGCTTCAAGAACGCGTGGGAACCGATCTATCACTTCTGCCGCCAGCAGCAGATCAAATTCAATGCGTATGCGGTGGCGCATGCGTCAGACGATTGCTTCGACTACAGCCCGAGCAATCCCAAATCGACCTCCGGGAGCGGGTTGCTGGGCACCGGTCCGCGCGGCGCCGCGCTGGACCCGGGCTGCCCGAAACACAACCGGGCGAACCTGGCGAAGGTCCATGATCCGGATGGCCGCTTCGCAGGCCTCGCACGGCCCTGCAACGTGATCGAAGCTCGCACAGAGAGTACCCAGGGATCTCACAGCGCACCCTTCCCGCGCCCGCTGCCCGAGTTCTTCATCAAGGCATTCTCCGACGCGGGAGACATCGTCTACGACCCGTTCATGGGAAGCGGGACGACGATGGCGGCGGCGGAAGTCCTGGGCCGCGCCGGGTACGGTTGCGAGATCTCGCCGGCCTACTGCGACGTCATCCTGCGCCGCATGATTAACCTGACGGCCGCCATGCCGATGCTGGACGGCGGCGAGACGTTCACCGCGGTCGCCGAGGCGCGCGGGGTGCCGGTGGACCAGGTGTTGAATCCCAAGCAGCAGGACTCGCACGCCATCAAGCACCACGGGCCGAACCCGCATTACGGGCAGCGGCGGAAGCCCGCGGAGGCGGTGGCATAGCTATGGCAGCCAAGGTCAAGGTCGCGGCCATCGTCGAGCGCTTGCGCGGCCTGCTGGTGGAGTATTGGCCGATTGCCCGGCTGCTGCCCTACATCCGCAACGCGAGGACACACTCGCCTGAGCAGATCGCCCAGGTGGCCGCCTCGATCCGGCAGTTTGGATGGACGAACCCGATCCTGGTCGGCGCGGACGGTGTAGTGATCGCCGGCCACGCGCGGCTCATGGCTGCCCGCCAGCTTGGGATGACCGAGGTGCCGGTGATTGTTCTGGCTCACCTCACCGAGACGGACCGCCGCGCCTACGTGCTGGCTGACAACAAGCTGGCAGAGAACGCCGGGTGGGACGAGGCGATGCTCCAGGTTGAGTTGCAGGCGCTGGCGGAAGAGGACTACAACCTCTCGCTGCTGGGGTTCTCGGACGAGGAGCTGCAGTCGGCACTGGCCGGCCCCGAGGAGACGAACGAAGGGCTGACCGACGAGGATGCGGTCCCGCCAGAGCAGGAGAGGATCGTCACGGTCGCCGGCGACGTGTGGATCATGGGCAACCACCGATTGCTCTGTGGCGACTCGACCCAGATGGACGCCGTCGAGAAGGTGCTGGCCGGCGGCCTGGCCGACATGGTCTTCACCGATCCGCCCTACAACGTGAACTACGGCGCGACGATGAAGGACACCCTCCGCGGCACGCATCGCCCGATCGCCAACGATAACCTGGGCGCCGCCTTCGAAGAGTTCCTTGGCGCCGTCTGCGTGAACATGCTGGCGGTTACCAAAGGCGGGATCTACGTGTGCATGTCGTCCTCGATGCTGCACACGCTCTACCGGGTGTTCACCGAGGCGGGCGGCCACTGGTCCACGTTCCTGATCTGGGCGAAGAACACGTTCACCATGGGGCGCGCGGATTATCAACGCCAGTACGAACCGATCCTGTACGGCTGGAAGGAAGGCACGGATCATTTCTGGTGCGGCGCCCGCGATCAGGGGGACGTCTGGTTTATCAAGAAGCCGCATGTCAATGATCTCCATCCGACCATGAAGCCGGTCGAATTGGTGGAGCGCGCGATTCGAAACAGCAGCAAGTCGCGCGACACGATCCTCGACCCGTTCGCCGGCAGTGGGACTACCATCATCGCCTGCGAGAAGGCGGGGCGCCAGGCGCGGCTGATAGAACTGGAACCCCGGTACTGTGATGTGGCTGTTACCCGCTGGCAACGGTGGTCCGGCCTGACGGCCACGCTGGCGGGCGACGGGCGGACTTTTGAGAAAATGGCGGCTGCCCGCGGCCAGGTGGATTCCTGAATCGCCCGTTGCCGCCGGGAGATTGCGGAATGCGAGGCGCAGCTTCGCGCCGGCCACCCGGATGTGGAAGGCCTGTGCCTGGCGCTGGCGGATTGGTCCGGGGAGTTGCGGCTGTTGCGGGACAAACCGAATGAAGGAGGCGCACCAAATGCAGCAATCAGAACGTAGCAGCATCAATGTCGAGACGGCGCGGAAGTGTCTCGGCCTGATCCGAGATATCGCCGACCGCGGCGCATCTTCCTGGGACGCCAATGTCGTCGGCTACGCCCTCCAGGAACTGAGCCAGGTACTCCTGGAACGGACCGGGACGCAAGATAGGATCTTCGAACCGGTTCCGGCCGGTGAGATCGAGGATCTCGCGGCGCTTTATGCGGAACTGGACTTCGTGGACACAGGCTCTCAATCTCTTTTTGCGAGTCACGGATGTCACTGAGAGCAGGCCAACACGGAGAGGTGTCCAAGCAGAAAAGCCCGCCGCGGCCGGAGCCGGGCGGGCGGAAGGGAGGCGTTCGATGCTACGAGTTGATGCGGTAGGTGCGCTCGCCGCCCTCCGGTTTGAAGGACTCGACGGTGTACCCGGCCTTCTTCATCGCGCCGGCCATGAACCCGCGGACCGTCCACGATTTCCAGCCCATCTTGTCCGCGATCTCCGCTAAGGTGGCACCGTTCTTGCGCTGGAGCAGGGCGATCACCCGGGCCTTCTTGCTGCCCTCGCGCGCCTCGGGGGCGGCGTCCTTGGCCTTGGCAGTCTTGGTCGCCTTGGCCTTCTTCGGCGCGCCCTTGGGCACCTTGGGCGCGGGGGTGGCGGCTTCCTGGGCGGCGGTGGCCGTCTCCGGCGCGGCGCCGTCCAGTCCCTGGATGGCCTTCCAGATTCGGGCCACGGCGCTCTTGCGGTCCGTGAACTTCTTGACCGGCTTCAGGTCGCCGGCGAATCCGGCGACGCCGGCAAAGCCGTTCCAGATCTGGACCAGGCGGTCGGTGGGCCAGTTGGTGGCGAGCTTGGCAAGCTCCTTTTCGGTGGCGAAGTGCTCTTGGCCTTCCGGGATCTGCTCGGCGGCGGGGAAGGCTGTGATGGCGTTGTCGGTATCTATCGCGAAAAGTCTCATGGAAATGCTCCTTCACTTCCGCAAGCCCGCCTGTTCCGGGCGGGCGCGGGCGGGGCGTTGGGCGCTGCTATTTGCGCCGGCCGTCGATGACCACCGGGACCATGATGTACTTGCCATCGATCCCGCGCGCCCAAAGCCTGAAGCATCCGGCGACCTGGGGCTTGTAGCTTGCAGCGATCTCCTGCGCCTCGTTGGGCGTGCTGACCGCCGCGACCGGTGTGTAGCCGCTGCTGGCGTATTCGTACATCAGGAGGCCTTCGCCGCCCAGGTCGGTGTTCGGCCCGATCTCAATCGCGAAGCCGTGCCAGGGCTTCCGTGCGTTCTTTTTGGTGCTCGTCGTCGCCATCTGCTCATCTCCTTTGCATGACGATTCATCACTCTTTGCGGCTGACAAGGCAAGACAAATGATCCGAATTCGGGAATCTTTATTTGGCGCGTTTTCAAAGACATGCCGCCAGCGTCTGGCGGCGGGACGTTGATATGGCGCTGACCCTCCAGCAACTGCAGGCGAATCTCGATTCGATAAACCAGCAGATCGCAGGCGTGGTGTCGAAAGCCAGGTCTCCCGATGGCAAGGAGGTCACGTACCGGCCCATGGCGGAATTGCTGCTGGCGAAAGGCAATATCGAGGAGCAGATCCGGACCTATGGCGGCAAGAGCGATTCCAAATCGACGTTGGCAGAGCACAGCCGCGGCTATGGGCACAGAGGG